GAAATATGCTACATACCTATCGCACAAATCATCTGAAAAATAACCGTCGAATATACCTATAAAATCATCTGTTATTTCATATTTCATTATTCTTGATTCTGCACCCATCCCCACGAAGTAACAATATATTTTGTCCCCCCGATAGGAGGATTACCTCTATGAGTATGTGTAAATGCTGTAGGAAAAATAATTACGCTTCCTCTTTTAGATTGCACTCTTTGATTTAAATATAGAAATTCTGTTTCTCCGCCTTCAAAGTCATCATTTAAATATACTTGAACTACAAAAAGTCTTGATGAGTGTATCGTTTCACCATCTTCAAAATGCCACTTATGAAATCCACCACCAGCGAGAATCTTTTTTACTTTTACATCGTATAACAAAAACTTTCTCTGACCAAGGACGCTGTACTCTTTTAGATAATGATCAATACACTCCTTAATTGTTGGGAAAAAATTCTCAAGAGAATATATAGGCAATTTATAATGGTGTGCCATATTCATAGTCACGTGATCTATACCATGTTTCTCAGAAAGATCATGTGTAAGCAAACTTCTATCTTCAAGAATATCAATATATTTTATTATTTCTTTACATTGATATTCCGTAAAAATATCGTCATAAACTGATACACAGAAAGCAGGACTTCTACAAGTTAAGGAGATTTCTTCCATATTTGTCTCCTATTTTTCCACGAAGCCATGTATTAACTGATATACCAAGTCTAGGAATTTCTCCTGTGTACACTCCAACTGAATGCTGAACTGTTGAAGGATGGAATACTATCTTACCGTTCTCATTTAATATTTTCACCTCTTCAGAATTAAGAATATTCTCCTCTTTAAGATCAGTTCCATTAAAATGAAATATACTTCCGAATGAATAGTCCTGCATATTATGAAACATTATTGGTGCTTCATAACCTTGAATGTAAAAGGTGGCACTCAAAAAACTATTAGAGTGACTATGCACATGAATAGAATCTCCTTTACTATATTTCATTAACCATGATTGCACAATATAAATTTCTATATCGTCTCTTACTGAAAGCAATTCATGAAAATAATAATTTAAATTCTTTTCAAAAAATTCTTTTACACCAGATAATTCTGGGTATTTAAGTACTTGATCATTTACACTGGTACGAGCCTCTGGTTTAGAAAAAGGACCAGAAGGAAACTTCAAAAGATCAAAAGTATTTTTATCGTTTTCATACTCGTGTAATTCTATATTCTTACAAAACTCTACCAACTCATCATCTATTGGATATACTTCATCAGGAACGTAAATAGGTCTTGAGAATAAAGGAAAGACATATCCTTCTGATACCTTCATTTATACTGTCCAAATGGTGTAGGAATTGGCCCATCTGTTTTAGTAGAGTGCGTGTGAGTTTCATTTACAAACTGTACTGCAAATGTCCACCTAACAGTAGGACAACCAATCCATGGGGGGCTAACGCAATGTGGAATTGATCCATCAAACATAATGACCCTACCGGGATTGTACATTATACCTAACTCAATTTCATCTATAGCGTCATTAGCAAATAAAGTATAGCCACCCCAATATAAATCCCATTGGAGATTAACATAGTAGATAAAAGTTTTAACCTCATTCAAGGAGTCTCTAGGAATCTTATAACTATCCAAAGCAAGCCACTCTTTAGGAAACTGCATATCTGAATGAAAACGATTTGAATCTCCCGGCGTAGAAAGATTAGCCCTAGCCTGAAGTATACTGAAACCATCAAAATATCCCATATAAGGAGCAAGGGCTGGATGACTTAATATACCCAATTGTTCTAATTGAGCCAAAGTCCAAATAGTACCAAAATTATAATCTGATTGAGATTCTAGCAAATGATGATCGGAAGCCGATATATGATACGGCGCGTTTAAAAATACCTGATACCATATATCCCTTTGCCAATAAGTAAAGAGTTCATCATAAATATGTATCTCCTTTCCATTATCTAAAGTTTTTAACTTGTATTTCATTCTGGATAATACACTACATTTCCAACAAGAACTGTCCTATCCTCGCATTTATTATTTTCTGCTCCATGATCAACTGCCCCCGGAAAAATAATACACTCCCCCTCTTTCATAGTATACTTATTATCTCCCACACATAAAGGTGATGATCCTTCTGGCATATTGATATAATAACAAAATGTTAAAGAAAAAGGAACATGATTATGGCGAAAAGTACTATCTCCCAAACCGTATACTAATCCCCAACATTGATAAATTCTAAAACCATTTGGATTAATAGACCATCCAGAATTTGATTCGTCAGAAGTTTCTGAACTGAGCGAATAATTTCCAGAATCTTTTATCACAACGTCTCTTAAACTTTTTATCTCAGACTGAACAAGATTATTAGAGGCATCATAAAATAAAGTTCCAATCCAATCTGTTATGGCTTTTATTTCTTTAGTCGCTGGAGGACTATGAATATTACATTGAGTTTCTTTTGCTCCCCCAACTGCTTTTCCACCATCTGAAGATAATTCTAAAATTGAATTATGAAGTTTCTCTTTATAAAGATAGTGATCTTTATACTTCTGAATAAATACTTTCACGTCTTCAAGACTTAGGATACCATCCCTTAATTTCACTAGCCTTTGCTTGCCATGCTTCTAAACCATTTTCAGTGATGAATTCAATTTGATCCTCTACCAAACCATATGCTAACCTGCGTACCTCGTGATAAGGTAAATCTTCAAATACAATTTCTCTTTCCCATCTTTGATTTTCTTCAGACCAACTATGATCGCCATCAATCGCCATCTTAACCAGATTGCCGTGTTCATCTTGGACATCCGAATCCTCTATTGTACGCGACCAAAGATCAGGTGATTGAAGTTCAGATTCTAATTTAGGAACTAAATCCCAATTCTGAACCCACTTTCCATCTTTATCAATTGGGTATGAACGCTCTGCTTTCCATCCCTGTTTTGTAGGCATGGCCGAATCTTCAACTAATACAATTCCATATCCTTCTCTGAATTCTTTATCTCCTAAACATTCTTTAGGAAAAGAAATCTCAGGGTTATCTTTACGAAGGTGATTCAGACCATAGGGAAATGGCTCGACAAATTCACCGTTTATTCTTCTTGCATAAAATGCCATAATTATCTCCTACCATTTTCCTATAGGACATTGTTGATTGGGTAAACTAACTTTAAGTATCATTATACATTTACATATCTTGCATAACGAAAGGTTCTTAGAATAATGTTCACACTCTTTACATATATTTAACTTTCCGCTTGCAGATAATTTTTTTGGTGAAAGTTCTTGCCCCAGAGAATCTTGCATATCATGCATCCACCGATCATTACTACTAAGTCTTTTAGTTGGGACAACAACAGGTGTACCACCTATAGTTTTTACAAGAGAATCTTTATCTTTCCCATATGCTGTATCTGTAACTAAAACCATACTACGAAACCTGTGCTACTACGACAGAACCTGCACCAGCAGTTCCGCTATATACTCTTGGAGATAGATTACTTGGCCCACATCCGGTGGCACCACCGGCAGATACTGAACCATTATTGGTATATGTGCCAGCATGAAGAATCATTACTACACCACCCCCAGACCCGCCAGAAGCCGCTTTATTTCCGCCTGTAATACCACTACAGCATCCACTATAATAAGTATGTATGTCTCCCCCACCAATTCCACTAGAACTAATTGATCCACCAGAATTAATAGTAACATCTCCACCACAAACTATCCAAATAGTTCCAGCAGTTCCAGTCGTGCCATCATATACACCGGGCCTCACATATCCACTATCTCCACATTGTCCATTAGGACCACCTGCTGGATTTCCTGATCCTCCACATGCATTGTTACTACATCCGCTAGTACCTCCACCTCCGGGGCCAGACCAAATCGTAGCACTTCCTCCAGTGCCTCCTGCGCCTCCTGCTCCCGCAGACCCGCCAGCAAAGCAACTGCCATATTCTCCGTCACCGCCTGTTCCGCTGTCTCCTGCACCACCACCACCCATACCAGATTGCCCGGATGTCGCTGTAGTAGTTGAAGCCGCACAAGTTGGGCCAGTACCTGATACTCCAGCACAAGGACCGGCTCCCTTCCGAACAACACTAAAAACAGAACCGTCTCCAGAGACACCGGGTTGGTTTGCAACAGCGGCCACAGCGGCATTACCAGTACCAGCAAATGTAGCAGCGGCTAAAGTATCCGAACCACTGGCTGTATACATAGGTAATTGAAGACCATCTTCATTTACAGCCGCACTATCTGATCCTCCAGACGATTCTGGATCAACATAAGCCCCTCGTCTATGCATTGAAAGATAGCCACTTACATCAATATTACCTGTGCAATATATTAATAGACCTCTACAACCATAATCTGTATTCAAAGTTTTAGTGGCATCAATTGTGAGACTTGTATAATTCTTTACAACCATATCTCCATCATAATAACCAACTTGGTTATCAACGGTTAAGGCTGTATCTGAACTAATCGTTACAGCGCCATCGGATTCATCACCAAAATAATTCTCATCGGCGGCTCCTGAACCTTGCAGTAAGGCTTTTTCTGTTCCAAAAGGCATAATTATTCTCCCTTAACTCATGTCCTGTCCAGCCGTAAAACCGTACCATATGGTTCCTGCGTCCATAGTAAAGAATGTGAACGCGTCAACTTTAGCAGAACCACTAGTCAAAGTGGGTGCTGTTGCCGCCGCCCAATCTACACTTGCAGGCCATGTAGCAGTTCTATCAGAAGAATCTTGTGTCCATACCAAAGTAAAAGCACACGACTTACCAGTAGGAGATGGATTACTAAAAGTAAATGTAGTATCCTGATCTGCGGTAATAGTAAATACATTACCTGTACTAATATCAATAGTAACTGCGGCGCCGGGAGTTAAAGCAACTTTAGTTTCGGAGTAATCCTTAACTTCGGGTCTCTGTATTACCTTATCAACAAAATTTGTAACACTACTCGCATCCATAGTAATTGTTTTAGATGCTTCAGCCGTACCAAGAGTAGAAACATCATTATAATCTAACTCAGTGGTGGACGCGCTTAATCCATCTAATTTATTTATCTCAGTCGCCGAAGATGTAACCAATGTACCCGCCAGTTTTAAACCACCATCTACAAGATCGTGAGATGCAATATTCAGAACCTGATCGCCAGCCGCCGCGCCAATAGTAACCACACTCGATGCCTGTGTAAGCGCTTTAGAGTCTTCTGATGTTCCAAGAGTGGTTATATCTAAATAATTTAACTCAACAGTAGTAGCTGTACATCCATCTACAAGATTCATTTCTGCACCAGATGCTGTAACAGCAGTAGTGCCAGAAAGACCACTAAATTGCGCTTGAAGTACAGATTTTATTAAACGCAGATGGTCATCACCTTGTGATATCGGATCAGTAGCAAGAGGATTAGTAGCAACTAATTGACTGATATATGTAGCCGTTTCAAGTCCCATGATTCACCCCCTATGCCAATTCAAATATGCCACTGGCACTTGGCGTGACAGTGAGCGTATTATCTTCTGCTAATGTAAACTGAGAAGTAGTCAATTTAGAAAAGCAAACTAATTTACCACCTGACTGATAAACAACAGCGTATTTAATATTCGCAATTGTTCCACCAGTAGCAGTCCATACAACAGCAGTTGAATCGAAACGATACTTATCGGTTGCAACAGAAGCCCATGTCCGTGATGTAACGGATGCACCTCCAGTCGTATAACCATTGCCACTAGCAACTTCATTCGCAAGTGAAGCATATGTTGATAATGTAGCAGTATTCACATTAGCGCTTGCCGCACTTGTATGAAGTGATAAATAGAAACCAACACTTGTACCATCTAGATCAAACTGACCATTGCCTATATATTCCCTAAAGGAATTGTAAAAACTCCAAGCAGTAGCCGCCATTTTATACTACCTCCTCTTTTAATTTTAATGAATCTGGATTTTTAATAATGTGTGAAATAAGGCCATCTCCATGTACAGCCAGATCGTAATGTTCGCCTGTTTTAGAAATCATATCAACGAACTCTTTTGCTTGATGGTAATG